CAGAAGCTATTGAGTTTTTAAAAGGGATATCTGTAGAGGGTGGAGTATCGGTAGATGGCAAAGCTTTAGGATCGAATGCTTTTAATAGCACTACCATTCCTACAAATAATAACCAAATAACAAATGGGGCAGGTTACGTTACCAGTAGTGGGAATACCACTATTGGTACGTCAACCGACCTAAATTTTGCTGGGGCTAACGTATTGTCAACCATTGCGTTAACAGAGGGTGTTATTACAGCTTATACAAATCGTGTATTAACTTTAGCGAACTTAGGTTTTACTGGAGCTACTAATGCGAATTATATAACTAACAATAATGAACTTACTAATGGAGCAGGATATGTTACAACTTCAGGAGTAACAAGTGTTAGTCAAACTCATGGTGGAAATGCATTTAATGTTGGAGGATCTCCTATAACAGGAGTCGGAACTCTTGGCATCACAATGGCTGGTTCAGCTGCACAATATATAAATGGTGCAGGTAACTTAGCAACATTCCCTTCAATACCACAAGGAGATATTACATCAGTAGTAGCTGGAAGTGGTATGACAGGTGGTGGAACATCAGGAGCTGTTACATTAAATGTAATTGGTGGTGATGGTATTACTGCTAACGCAGATAATATTGTTGTAGATTCTACTGTTATAAGAACATCAGGTACTCAAATAAGAACAGGTAATTTAGAACTTCAATCAAAAGATACTTCTACAAGTTATACTGTTGCTCCATTAGAAATAAGAGCAGGTATATCAGGTGCTGAAGGTACTGCACCAAGAATGTCTTTTCATTGGGATGGTATTGTTGCTTCTCAAATAGCAATTGAACTAAATGGTGTAATAGCTATTAGAAATAATCCAGGCTCAGGATATGAATCACTTGCATGTGCAAACTTTACAGCACACAGTGGTAGTATTATTTTAGGTGGAACAGGTAGAATACAAGGTATTGATACAGTTTCTGCAACAACAGATGCTGCTAATAAAGCTTATGTAGATGCAGCTGTAGCAGGTGTACCAACAGGTGATATTACTTCAGTAATAGCAGGAACAGGATTAGGTGGTGGTGGAACTTCAGGAGCTGTTACTTTAACAAACGCAGATAAAGGTTCATCACAAGAGATAATTAAAGCAATAGCAGTTAATGATGAAAAAGGAATTACAGTTGATAGCAATTCATTTGTTCTTAATTTTAATACTGGAAAAGGAATTAATATTGCACCTGAAGGAAGTAGCTTAAATTTTTCAGCAGACCAACAATCATTAAGTATAAGTGGAACTACACTAAGCTTAACCGATGGTGGATCAGTTACTCTACCTACATCGACTGGCCCAAAAGGAGATAAGGGAGATCAAGGAATCCAAGGAATCCAGGGTATTCAAGGAGTGCAAGGAGATAAAGGTGATACTGGTAGCCAAGGTGGTAAAGGTGATACTGGTAGTCAAGGAGCAAAAGGTGATACTGGAGATACTGGTAGTAAAGGTGATACTGGTAGTCAAGGAGCAAAAGGTGATACTGGAGATACTGGTAGTAAAGGAAATACAGGAGATACTGGAAACGGTATTAAGGAAACAAGAGAAGAAAAAGGAATTATAACTTTTGTATATACAGATGGTTCTGAATTTGTAACTGAAGACTTAACTGGGCCACAAGGTAGTACTGGTAGTCAAGGAGCAAAAGGTGATCAAGGTGATACAGGAGCTAAAGGTGACCAAGGTGACCAAGGAGGCAAAGGAGATACAGGATCACAAGGAGCAAAAGGAGATACAGGAAGTCAGGGTTCTAAGGGTGATACAGGAAGTCAGGGATCTAAAGGAGATACTGGTAGTACTGGAAACGGAATAAAAGAAACTCGTGAAGAAGGAGGAGTTATCGTTTTCACTTACACTGATGGTTCTGAATTTTCTACAGAAGATTTAACAGGCCCTCAGGGTAGCAAAGGAGATACTGGATCACAGGGTGGCAAAGGAGATACTGGATCACAAGGTGGTAAAGGAGATACTGGAGCAAAAGGAGACACTGGAACAGCTGGTGCAAAAGGTGACCAAGGGATTCAAGGGATTCAAGGTATACAAGGAGAAACTGGAGATGCTGGAGCAAAGGGTGATACTGGATCTCAGGGTGGTAAAGGTGACACTGGATCTAAAGGAGACCAGGGAATACAAGGTATACAAGGAGAAACTGGAGACACTGGTGGTAAAGGAGATACAGGTAGCCAAGGTTCTAAAGGAGACACTGGATCTAAAGGAGATACTGGGGATACAGGAAGTCAAGGTTCTAAGGGTGACACTGGAAATGGAATAAAAGATACAAGAGAAGAAGGTGGGGTTATAGTTTTTACCTACACTGATGGTTCTGAGTTTTCTACAGAAGACTTAACTGGGCCAAAAGGAGACACTGGTGGTAAAGGAGACCAGGGTAACCAAGGAGATAAAGGTGACACTGGTAATAACGGAATACAGGGAATCCAAGGAATAAAGGGTGATACTGGTAGCCAAGGTGGACAAGGAGATCAGGGTGTGAAGGGTGATACTGGAACAGCTGGTTCAAATGGTACTAATGGAGCTAAAGGTGATAGAGGTTTACAAGGAATACAGGGTATAAAAGGTGATACTGGTACAAATGGTTCAAACGGAGCTAAAGGTGATACTGGTACAGCTGGTACAAATGGTACTAATGGAGCTCAAGGTATTCAAGGTATTAAAGGAGACACTGGTAGTAACGGATCTAAAGGAGATCAAGGTAATCAGGGTATCCAGGGAAATCAGGGTGTTCAAGGTGATAAAGGAAGCACTGGTAATACTGGAGCAGTAGGCCCTAATTTTCCAGTATTCTTTAATGGAGAATTTACAATAGCCTCAATGACTGTTGATGAAAAGGCAGGAACTTGTACAGTTCAATTAGAAAAAGGTGGAGAATTTAGACTTGCCTTAGCACGATAGAAGAAAAAATAAAATACTATCTTTGTACTTAATATAATTAAATAAAATCAAAATGAAAAAATCAAACGAAACAAAGCAGCTTACAGAAGCAGAATTAACTTCAATCCAGTCAATGACTAACGCTTTTAATCTTTTAAAAATAAAATTAGGAGATTATGAATTAATGAAGCAAGAGACTTTAGAAAAAATTGCTGAGGTAAAAACAGCATATGCTAAAGTAGAACTTGAACTTCAAGAAGTGTATGGTAAAGATGTTGAGATAAACATCGAGACAGGAGAGGTTAAAGAAAAAGAAGTAAAGCTGGAAGAAGTAAAATAAAAAACAGCAATGGCAAGAATTGAAAATACTACGGTCTACCCTACGGTCACACCAGCAATGGATGACCTTTTAATCGCTACAGATGTTAGTGACAATAATAAGACAGTTACGTTTTTAGTAAGTAGTCTTTCAGGTGGAGCAGCAGTACTTCAAGGCTTGCAATCAGTTTTAGATACATCTAATACAGCAACTCAAAATATTACTTTAACAGGTAATATTGAATTAGTAGGAGGATATATTGACTTATGTCAGCTATATGCTTCAGGTGCTACAGGAGCTGCTGGACAAGTATTAACTTCAGGTGGAGCAGCAGGATGTGTTACCTGGACAACTCCAGGAGCAGGTGGTGGAGGATGTTGTACACTTCAACAAACTACTGATGCAGGAGCATCAACCACAAACACTATTACAACTACTGGTGATTTAATAATGAATGGAGTTAATTCTCAATTCAATTTAAATAACGGAAGTGATATAGTTTTATCTTCTACAAGCACATTAACTTTTGTTACTGGATCTACTATAACTGATTCAGCTGGTGCTACAGGATCTACAGGATATGTATTAACATGGAATGGTACTGGTGTTACTTGGGCAGCTCCAGCAGCTTCGGCTTGCTGTACTTTACAAGAAACTCTAACTGCTGGCAATACAGCCACAGCAATAGGTATTGATTTTGTAGGGCCAAGTACAACAAACTTTAATGCAAGTGCTTCAATTATTTCTGCTGGTGGAAACACTTTTAGTGGAACAAATACATTCTCAGGAACATTAGATATTGATGGAACTGTTGAAGATGGAGTTGGAAGTGTAGGTACAGCAGGACAAATATTAAGCTCGACAGGCTCAGGTGTAGCTTGGATAGCTAATAGTGGTGTTCCAAATTTACAGGCAGTTTTAACTGCTGGAGATACAGCTGTAGAAGATATTAATCTAACAGGTATTATTGATCTAACAGGAAGTTTAGTATTAGGTAGTTCAACTACTGTTAGTGCAAACGGATCAGTAGGAACTGTTGGGCAGTATTTAACAGCAACAGCAACAGGAGTTGAATGGACATCAACAGCTGCGTGTTGTAATTTAAACGACACACTAACTGTAGGAGCTACTTCTGCGTTAGATATTACAATGACAGGTTCTGCTAATATAACAGCACCTTCTATGACTCCAGCTATATTGATTGCAAATAATGGAGCAGGAACAGCTGGTCAAATACTTTCAGCAACTGCTTCAGGAATTCAATGGGTAGATAACAATGCTACAGGAATGACTTCATTCTTTATGCAGGGTGATGGTGGTACTCTTCAGACAATAACTGATGGAAACACTTTTCAATTACTGGGTGATACTGGTATAACAACTACAGCTGTAAATTTAGATACTTTAAAAATAGATCTTGATGATACAGCAGTAACACCAGGATCTTATACTTACGCATCTATAACTGTAGACCAACAAGGTAGATTAACAGCAGCTTCTAATGGAGCATCTCCTTCATTACCTACAACTTATGATTTAGCTTCAGTACAAAACGGAACTGGATCTCAGATACAATTAATACCAAGTGCTGGTGTTACAGATATTGTAGATATTATAGCTGGTACAAACATTACAATTGCTGATACTGGTAGCAGTCTTACTATATCAGCTGCATCGGCAGCTGGAATGACAAGCTTTAAAGTTGAAGGTGACTCAGCAAATACTCAAGATATAACTAATGGTAATACTATTAAGTTTGAAGGAGGAACAGGACTTAGCAGTTTAGTAAGTGCTACAGATACTGTTACTTTTAAAATAGATGATACAGGAGTTGCATCAGCATCTTATACTAATGCTAACATAAGTGTAAATGCTCAAGGGCAAATAGTAGCAGCTTCTAATGGATCAGCAGCAGGAGGAGGAACAGCAACTTATACAAGTGCTCAGAATGGTGTTGATGTAGATATGACTTATCTACAATCTAATCCAGCTTTAACTAATGTAGTTAAATTAGTAGCAGGTACAAATATTACATTAACTGACAATGGTAGTAATCAAATAACTATTGATGCTGCTGGTGGTGGTAGTGGAATGACCTCGTTTAAATTAGAGGGTAGTTCAGGAATTACACAAAACATTACTAATGGTAATACAGTAAGAATACTTCAAGGAACTGGTATTCAAACTGTTGCAAGTAATACAGATACTGTTACAGTAACTAATACAGGTGTAACATCTGTTGCTGCTGGTAGTGGTATAAGTCTAAGTGGAAGTACTGGTGCTGTAACTATAACTGCAACTGGTAGTGGATCAAAAAGTCAATCACATTATTTTAGAAGATCGTTCTATAATAGGGATTTACAGAACAAGTTTAACTACCCTTATTATATTTTTGAAGATCCAATTTTTCCACAGTTCCCAGCTCCAGTTCTTGGGCGAGTATCAAATGATATAATTCAGGATCAAATTCAAGATCCTGCTACAGTAGCTCCATCAGTGGGTGGTATACTATTAAACGCATCTTTATATAGTGGCCCAAAAACACATTGTGTTACTGGGTACAGAGATCTTTGTAGTGTAACAGTTAGACTTGTTTCAGATATAAAAGAATTTGAAATAAGACTTTATAAAGCTGAGATGTGTTTACCAGCAGGTACTCAAAAATTATGGACTTTAATTTCTGAATGTAAATTTGTTCCTGGAGCGAATGACACTAATAGAGCATTACTTTGTTGTGATATGGATCTTGCTAAGGCAACAACTAATAGCAAAAGGTTTGATACCGATGATGCGTTAATGCTGGTTTTATATACAACTGGAAATGGCGATGATCTTGGATTTATAAACGGAGAGATTTCGTATGAGATGCTTGATGGAAATGCTATGTAAATTAAATTTAAATTTAAATTAAAATAAAATGAAATGGATATTAGAAAAATATCAGTCGGAGCAGATTACAAGTCTGGAGCAATGCATTACATTAAAGGCCAAGAAGTTTTAGGAGGCAGTCATACTATTCATTTAATTCAAGCTCAAGAAAGATCTTTTAGGATTTGGATTATAAAAGACGAAAAGGTTTATGTGTGGAAAGAGTTTTTATCAACTCTACCTATATCGTTAGAGTATAACATAAACTTTTAATGAGATCTCCGAATTGCTTTATTGTAACTCCTAAAGATAATAGGAGATATGATAATAAGAAAGAGATTGGTGGAATGGAATTTATCACCAGCGTTTCTGAAGAAGATCATACTGTATCAAATCGTTTTGCAACCGTTATAGAGTTGCCTATAAACTATGAAGGCCCTATCTCAAAGGGAGACACTTTATTAGTTCATCACAATGTTTTCAAGTTTTATAATGATGTGAAAGGTCGCAGACAAAGTGGCCGAAGTTTCTTAAAAGAAAATTTATTTTTAGTTGACAACGATCAATTCTTTATGTACCATAATGGTGATAAGTGGATGGCTTGGGGAAAATATTGTTTTATAAAGCCTGTTGATGTAAAAGAATCCTATATATTTAAAGGGTGTAGTGAAGAACCTTTATATGGTATTGTTAAATACATTAATCAAGAGCTCTTAAATTTAGGAGTAAACGAGGGTGATTCAATTTCTTTTCAGCCTGATAGCGAATACGAATTTAATGTTGAGGGAGAGAAACTATATAGAATGTTTACAGACAACATAACAATGCTTGTATGATATATGTAATAGATAATTTTGTAGATCAAGACCTATTTGATATCGGTAAAGAATATTTAGACAAAGGAGAGTGGATTGATCAAAAGGCAGGTGATAAGAGTTTTTATGTTCAAAGCTCTCCAGAGTCGTTTAATGATTATGTTTTAGACAAGCTATCGATAAAAGAGGGTAAACCATTACAAAATATATTAAGCTTCTTTAGAATGTCTAATAACGAATTAGACACAAGTTGGAGAATTCATGCTGATTCTAAAATTAATGGAGAGAAACCTGATAGAGCTATTGTATTATGTATGTCTCCAAGAGAATTAGAAGAACTACATGGAACAGCTTTCTGGGAACATGATGTATATGGTAGTACAATACCAAAAGATTTTACAGACGAACAGTTTGACAAGATGATAACTGAAGACTCTGAGCAAATAGAAAAATGGAGATTAGCTTCTGTGGTAGGTTATGAGCAGAACCGATTAATTTCTTATCCTTCAGATTACTTTCATAGTAAATATCCAAACAAGTCTTGGAAAGAAGGTAGAGCAATTTTCGTAATGTTTTATAAATACATATAATGGATATAAAGGAACTTAAGTTAAGTATAATTGAAGCAGGAGAAAAAGCTGTTAAACAATTAATTAGAGTAGCTAAAGAAGATATTATTAAATACGAAGCAGAAGATCCTTTAGCAGCTGATAGATTAAAAAACGCAGCAGCTACTAAAAAATTATGCATCATGGATGCTTTTGAAATATTAAAAAGAATAGAAGAAGAGAGAGCTCTTCTTAACGGAACTGTAACTGAAAAGAAAAACAATACACCAAGAGGATTTGCTGAATCAAGATCAAAATAAATTATATAAAGTTTTAACAAACTACATTCCTAAATCTGTTTTAGTAAATAAAAACAGGGCAAGAACTTGGCTCTATGGTTATAACGAAAAGTATAATTTAGTTATTATATCTAAAACTGGACAGGTAGGTAATGTTATAGATATCAATGGGTTACAGATAGGATTACCTCCAGCACCTAAGGAAGTATATAGTCGCTCTTCAAAAAAAGAAGAACAATACTGGGAGACAGTTCCTTTAGTTCGAGATCTAAGTAGAATTAAATCTATATTTCAGTGGCACGATACTCCAGATGAGTTTAAGTCTCAATGGGTAGACTTCATAGAAGAAGAATTTAATAGAAGAGAAGAAGGTCATTGGTTTATGAATAATGGAAATCCTGTTTATATAACAGGAACTCATTATATGTATTTACAATGGACTAAGATTGATATAGGTAATCCAGATTTTAGAGAAGCAAATAGAATATTTTATATTTTCTGGGAAGCATGCAAAGCTGACAAGAGAAGTTTTGGAATGTGTTACTTAAAAATTAGACGTTCTGGATTTTCTTTTATGAGTTCATGTGAAGGAGTAAACAAAGCAACTATTACTAAAGATGCTCGTATTGGAATATTATCTAAAACAGGTAGTGATGCCAAAAAAATGTTTACTGATAAAGTTGTTCCTATCTCAAATAACTATCCATTCTTTTTTAAACCCATACAAGATGGTATGGATAAACCAAAAACAGAATTAGCATATAGAGTTCCTGCATCTAAGATTACTAAAAAGAATATGCACACTTTAGCTGATGAAGAGTTAGAGGGATTAGATACAACTATTGACTGGAAAAATACAGGAGACAATAGTTATGATGGTGAGAAATTACAATTACTACTTCATGATGAAAGTGGTAAATGGGAAAAGCCTGATAATATATTAAACAACTGGAGGGTTACAAAAACATGTCTCAGGTTAGGTAGTAGAATTATAGGTAAGTGTATGATGGGATCTACTTCTAATGCCTTAGATAAAGGTGGTAGAAACTTTAAAGCATTATATGAAGATTCTTTTCCAACCAAACGAAATGCAAATGGTCAAACCAAAAGTGGATTGTATTGTTTATTTGTTCCTATGGAATGGAACTTTGAGGGATATATAGATCGCTATGGAATGCCAATACTTACTACTCCTGCAAAACCTGTTATAGGAATTGATGGAGAGGTAATAACTTTAGGGGCTATAGATTACTGGACAAATGAAGTAGAGTCTTTGTCTCAAGATCCAGATGCATTAAATGAATTTTATAGACAGTTTCCAAGAACAGAGTCTCATGCTTTTAGAGATGAGAGTAAACAATCTTTATTTAATCTTACAAAGATTTATCAGCAAATAGATTATAACGATTCTTTAATAATGCCTCATCACATAACAAGAGGTTCTTTTAGCTGGAAGAATGGAATAAAAGATACTGAAGTTATTTGGAGTCCAAACAAAGATGGTAGATTTATTGTAAGCTGGACACCTCCACCACACTTGCAAAACAAACAGTTTGAGGAAAGAGGAATGAAGAAACCAGGGAATGAATCTATTGGTTCATTTGGTTGTGATTCATATGACATATCAGGAGTGGTTGTTGGTAAAGGATCTAATGGATCTTTACATGGTCTTACTAAATTCAATATGTCTGAAGCTCCAAGTAATCATTTTTTCTTAGAGTATATAGCCAGACCTCAGACAGCAGAAATATTTTTTGAGGAAGTATTAATGGCTTGTATATTTTATGGTATGCCTATATTATGTGAGAACAATAAACCTCGTTTATTATATCATTTTAAGAACAGAGGATACAGAGGATATTCATTAAATAGGCCAGACAAAACATACACTAAACTTTCTAAAACAGAAAGAGAATTAGGTGGTATACCAAACAGTTCAGAAGATGTAAAACAATCGCATGCTTCAGCTATAGAATCGTATATTGAAAAATATGTTGGTGTTGATTTTAATGGAGATAATCGTGATCCAGGAGACATGGGAGACATGTATTTTGGAAGGACATTAGAAGACTGGGCAAAATTTGATATTAGTAATAGAACAAAGTTTGATGCAGCGATTAGTTCAGGGTTAGCTATCATGGCTAACCAGAAACACTTATACACACCATCTAAACAAAAATCAAAAATAAGTATTAACTTTGCAAGATATAATAACAAGAATACACTAAGTAAAATAATTACATGAAAGCAGTCACAATAGATATACAATCTGCTGCGTTCCCTGATCAGTTCGTATCCGATAAACAAAAAGCTTCTAAGGAGTTCGGATTACAAGTCGGTCAAGCTATACAATATGAATGGTTTAGAAAGGATGGCATGAATTGTAGATTTTATTCTCAATGGGCCGATTTCAATAGACTAAGATTATATGCGAGGGGAGAGCAGTCAGTAGGAAAGTACAAAAACGAATTAGCAGTAGATGGAGATTTGTCTTATCTAAATTTAGACTGGACTCCTGTTCCTATTATCCCAAAATTTGTGGACATAGTAGTCAACGGAATGTCAGATAGATTGTTTAAAGTTAATTGTGTATCTCAAGATGCAATGTCTGCTGAGAAGCGAAATGATTTCCAGAAGATGGTGGAGGTTAATGTAGCTGCTCAAGATTTATTTCACCAGGTAGAAAAAGATTTTAACATGGAGGTGTTTCAGGTTGATCCTAAAACTTTACCTCAGAGTGATGCAGAGATGGAATTATATATGCAGCTTAACTATAAGCCAGCTATAGAAATTGCAAACGAAATTGCTATCAATACTATGTTCGAGGAAAGTCATTATGTAGATACTCGTAAAAGAGTTGATATGGACTTAACTACACTGGGTATTGGTATAAGTAAACATTCATTTTTACCAGGAGCAGGGGTTCAAGTAGATTACGTTGATCCTGCGAATGTAGTTTATAGTTATACAGAAGATCCATACTTTAAGGATTGCTTTTATTGGGGCGAGATTAAAACAGTTCCAATTTCAGAAGTAATAAAAATAGATCCAGAATTGACAGAAGAAGATATGGAAGAGATATCCAAGTATAGTCAATCTTGGTATGACCATTACAATGTAGCATATGAGAACAGCATGTTCCATAGAGATACTTGTACTCTTTTATATTTTAATTACAAGTCTACTAATAGTTTTGTATACAAGAAAAAGAAAACTGCTGAAGGTACTTTTAAGACAGTAGAAAAAGACGATGAGTTTAATCCACCACAAGAGATGATGGAGGAACAAGGCTTTGAAAGAATAGAAAAAAGAATTGATGTTTGGTATGAGGGTGTAATGGTAATGGGT